ACTCTTTATCGCGTGCGGTTTCAATCACTTTATTAAGTCGGCGTTCTTTCTCGGCTTCCGGGAGTGTGTCGAAATCGTCCGGGAAGTCTAAAAGAGGCGCGCCGGTCGGGTCTTTGGGTGATGATGCCGACAACATCCGCTTCTTCCATGCGTTCTTTTCTTTCTGATCCTGACACAAGACCTCCCCGAAGCTGGCAACCATCGCGCCAAGGCGGAGCGGGTTGCTCTCGCTCTGGCCCTTGCGTTCTCTGATGATCTGTTTAAGCTCGTCCGCGCTTACTTCTTCAGCGTCTGCCGTTGGCCATGTGTGGGTGAGGTGGCACGATGTTGTCTGGCTGTACTTGTCAGTATTTACGAACCAACCGCCCGCGCGACCTATGCCCAGAACCCAAGCGACCAAGGGCCAGTGGTAGCCGTAAGAATAGACAGTATAGACTGTCCTTTCTCCGTTCCACTCTGCGAACAGGTGCGACCCTTTGAACTCCTCCCGGCAGTCTACCAACCGCCGGGCGTTTCTGTTCTGTGTGTATATGCTCACTCTTTGCCCTCCATGCGTTTTATCGCGTCCTGCAATAGATAACCGTTCATCCTGCATTTGTGTATGTTGTGATCTATAAAGAACACCGCAAACACTGCCAGAAGATAACAGGCCACCACCACAAACAAAGGAGCGCCCCAGAGCGCGCCAAAGTAGGGGACGAGGTGACAGAGTAAAAGAGCCATAATTACAGAAAATACTCGTTTTCTTTTGCTCATTTCTTCAGCTCCCGAAGCCGTTTTAGCTCCTTCTTTGATTCTCCGCGCCTCGCCTCTGCTCTGGCGATCTTCTGCGGTGTTGTTCGTTTGTCGTGTGCTTCCTTACGCTCCAAAGCCTCCGCCCGGCGTTCTTCTATGCGTCCTTTTCTCATTTGATACCCTTTCTTTTATAGAGCCGGGACAACTTCGCCCGGTTCTTCGTTGTTAGTCTCCACTCCTTGAAGAATATCTTCATACCGTTAGACAGGTAAAACCCCTGTTTATTTCCTCTTACAATGGGTTTGTCTATCATGTCAATGAAGCTCTCCAAGAAGTCATTAATAAATAACATTAATACCTCCTTCGCTGTTGGTGTATTCCTTCGGGGATTGGGCCAGGTATAGCCGTATTTGATAGACTCTTTCCGTGGGTGTGTAGCTCTCGGCGTGGTTTCTGGCTCGAATCCATAAAAAGAATGTAAAACCGCCACCATTAACACACTATAAATATATGCACAGCCACAAGACCACAAAACACCACCAAAAACAGTACCAGGAACGCGCCGCGGGCCACTGGCCACGCGCACCAGATCAAGCGCGGGGGGGAGTGGGCGCGGTCGGCCGATCCAGCGCAACAGGTCCGCGCCCGATCCTCTGAAAGAAAGCTAATGTTTTTGCGTTAGTGTCCATATTTACGGAAGATTTAGGCCGGATTTACGGAAAAATGGCCGGTTTGAGGCACTGAAAAAGCGTTTTTTCTGCTCAACGAAACCGGCAGATCGGCTTCCGTTTTGCACCCCCCGGCCCGGACTGAAGTAAGCTCCCATAGATTTTACGAACTATTTTTGGGCAAAGAGGGAATACATTGGGAATAGGTTGGGAATACATTAGGTATACTTTGGGAATATACTGGGAATACTTTGGGAATACTTTTAAGGGTTATGGTAAGCCTTTGTTCTTCTATTAATAAACCCTTAACGGAAGCCTTTCATAAAGGGTTAAGGGAATGGTTAGTGAAAGGCTCCCTATATGTATATGTATATGTATATGCTATAAGTATGGTGTAAGTAAAGCGCGTGTACGCGCGAGAAACTTTGAAACATTTATAAAATTATTTTGTACATTAAAAAGTGGAAGTTCAATGCCGCAATAGAGTTTTTGATGTATTTGAATCTTCAGAAGCTGACGAACTCGGGATAAAATACAGCTCTGATTGGCGCAACGCATCCAAAGGCGATTGGGTATTGACCGCTGATGAAAAGGTTTTACAAGTATTAGGTAGGCGGAAATATGACACTGGAAGAAAAAAGGAAATCTATTTAATCAGAACCGGATATGGTGAAATCCCCACTTACAAAAAATCTCTCATTGCTTACGAACGGCCCGATTATGAGTGGGACATCAGATACAAAAAGGGTCTGGTCAGGAATGTCAAGCCCACTGCTTTACAGGGTGCTTTCATTCAACAGCTTATGGACAACTGTGAACCTGACGAGCGAGGCGTGTGGAAGATTCCAGACGTTATTGATGCCTATATGTCTGTATATTGCGACAACAATCCGTCAAGCTCACTTCGCCGGGCTTTGGCAATACTGCGAAAGGATAGTGTAAAAGAAGTTATGGCAGCGAAAATGAAAGAACGCTTGGAATCTGTTGGTATTGATGACGAGTATGTAGCAAAAAAGTACAAAAATTTTATTGAGGACAGTGATGCACCAGCCAGTACACGCCTACAGGCGTTGAATAGGGTGAGTGACATCATGGGTCATGTTGAAAAGAAGGAAAATACAACTGAACAGACTGTCTTTATGCTGTCTGATGGAGATAAGAAACTGCTGGCACAGCACAAACGGCAACTTCCGGATAAAGAATTAGTGGATATTATTACAAATGGCTCAAGTGGAACAAAGACAAAGAACATCAATTCAGCTTAAAGAGGACATTGAGAATATTAGTGTTGGATTTATCTGTATTGAAGGTAAAACATACGATATTTCACCTGCAATTACAGCCTGTATCATTGATATGCTGAATGAAATTGATGAACTTGAAAAATTATTGTATAATTTAAAGTATTCTGATAATGCTGCACGATCCTGATCGCAAAAAAATACTGCAGAGAATGTATCTCGATCCCTTTTTCTTCTCTGAAGTGCTTTTTGGTGATAAAAATAATGTCATGCACTACCACATGAGGTGCAAATCACCACAATTTCATAGAGAAATATTCGATGAACTCCTGCACTTGAAGCAGGGCGACAAAATGGCGGTGGTCGCGCCCCGTGGACACGCTAAAACTACCCTTGTTTCGTTTATTTACCCACTTCACCAGATGCTTTTCGGTGAAGAACGCTTTATTCTTTTAGTATCCGAGTCGGAAACGCAGTCTAAATACCTTCTGGAAGCTATTGGCAACGAAATTGAATATAATAAAAAATTGCATGAATATTTTGGCAATAGAATGGGCGAAACTTGGGGAAAAGAAGAAAAAGAGGTCATAACTGGCTTCGATGAGCATGGAAAACCTACCGGAATGTGTAAAATACTGATTCGCGGGACAGGCCAGAAAGTTAGAGGTTTGAAATATGGGCCGTATAGGCCTACATTAACCATAGTTGACGATGGCGAAGGTGAATCAAATACGATGACGGAACTGTCAAGGGATAAATTTACGCGCTGGTTTAATGCAGCGGTTATTCCCGGTTCTACAGACGCTAAATTGTGTTTTATTGGAACTATTGTTGACGATAATTCGTATTTAAACCGAATTGCGGGGCGTAGATCATATAGCAAGGCCGGAGAGCGAATCATAAAAGGTTGGAAAACAAGATTCTATCAGGCAATCCCACAAAATGTGGGCGCAGGAATATTCACCGCCTCTGGTAAAGAGTATCGAAAGAATAAACAAGTTCAAGTATTATGGAAGGAACACAGACCGTATAAGTGGCTAAAAGCCGAAAAAGACAGGTTAGCCTCCGAAGGCCATGTATCTTATTTTTATCAGGAATATCAGAATATTCCTATGGATGACTCGTTTCGTGTATTCAAAGAAAAGGATATTCAGTATTGGGAAGGCTACTATAGCTTCGATAACGGTCAGTCTTATGTTACGAAAATATCTGATAAAGGCGAGGAAAGAGTTCCTGTTAACACTTTTATGGGCGTTGACCCAGCTTCCTCGGAAAATAAAAAAGCTGACTACACTGTGATTATGACGATTGCAGTCGATCCGGAATTTAATATCTATGTGATTGACTACTTTCGCGGACAGGTATCACCTATGGACGGCGCAGATCGTATCTTCGCCATGTCTGATATTTATAATCCACGGGCTATCAAGATCGAAGAAACAGGCCATGTGATGCTGGCGGACTATATCCAGCGGCGCAGTAAGGAATCAGGACGGTTTTTGAATGTCAATCCAAAACAGGCAATCAAGAATAAGTTCTATCGCATCAAACAGATGCAGCCGTACTTTGCCTCGAAAGCTGTCTTTGTTAAAGAAACGCACTATGAACTGATTGATGAACTGCTGCAGTTCAAGGAAGTTGGCTCGTTTAAAAAAGATACACTGGACGCACTGCGCTGGGCATTGGATGATGTGTGGAAACCGCATTTGCAGTTAAAGAATAATGTATGGGTCGAACCGGATACAAGCAAAATAAAGGCTGATTGGGAAACCGGTCAGGTAATATATAACTGATGGCAATAAGCATAAAAAAACTTGATCTTCCAAAAATTGATCACACCGAAGTGTGGCATGATTATAAACTGTTTCAATCTTCCGGTGAGGAATGGCGCTATCAGATGGCTGAAGATGAGGATTTTTATCTTGGTAACCAGCTGACAGAATCACAAAAAGAGTATCTTGAATCCGTAGGACAGCCCCCGGAAGCGAATAACAAGATCAGACCGGCTGTGGAAACAGTGCTTGCCAATATTGCCGCCGCATCTCCGGAATGGGATGTGCGTCCTATCGGTAAGACGGATAACGATATGGCCTTTGTCTGCAATCAGATGCTCGATTGGATATGGCGGGAATCGCAGGGAGATGTGCAGTTCCGTAAAGCCTGTAAAGATTTTATTGTAAAAGGACTTGCTTATTTTTATGTGTATCCTGATTGGAATGTTGATGGCGGTCAGGGCGGAGTAAGGGTGCGCAGACTATCACCGGAATCCGTTTTCGTTGATCCCAATGCAATGCTGTCTGATTTTTC